GTCATATTCAGGCGTGGCTGAGACAGCGGTGAGGGGGAGGGTAAGAATCAATGTGGACATGGCTTCAGTGCGCTCATTGTAGGGAAGCCGTTGTGGCGGTATGCAGCGCCTCGCGCTGGCGCCAGATCACCTTGCTCACCGTGCCGTTGCGTTCCACCAGCGACACCTCCTGTACGGCAGAGTCACCCAGGCGCAATCGGCCCCGTACGGCGAAGTAGCGGCTACCCACACTGAAGTCCTTGGCATCCACCTGTGCCGTCGTGCCTTCGCGGATGCCGGCTGTGACCGAGCGCACAGGATGGCATATCCGGGAAGGGGCGGGATGAGCCGGGACAAAACGGGCCGGGGCCAATGAAATCAAGGGGTTGCGGGGCAAATCGGGCCTATGGGGCATCGGGAGCCATCGTAGCACCGGACGCAAGGACATCGGACCGATCGCGTCTCCTGGGCCGTTTTGGCGCGTCGGTCTCCGCAGCCCGCTCTCCCCTCTGAAACCACCGTAACCCCGCGCCAATACAGGCTTTTTGGGCATAGTTGGCCGATCTGATCACCAGCGGGCGGCACTCCGGTCAGCGTCGAACTCGGACGCTACCGTCCAAGTTCGCACTGAGCGTCCGAGTTTCGCTAAGTGACTGATTTGTATGGAGTTTCAACGCTAGGCGGTTTCCTGGCAGAAAAGAGAACTCGGACGCCAATTGCATAACTTTTGTGCAGAACTCGGACGCTAACTCGGACGTTTGGGACGAAAAAAAGCCCCATTTAAGGGGCGTTTTTGGGGGCTGAAAAGAGGGTTCTAACCCTGGCTTTTATTGACGGGATCAACTTCAGAGGCCAAATCGACGCCAATGATCTTAAGCACCGCAGGATGTTTTAAAAGTATCTCTTGGACATCGTCCGGCCACCAGGCTTTCAAAACTTGACCGTCCGGCTGCAAAACCTCAGATCGCGGTGGCAGATCCGTTCCACCGGTCAGTTCGAAAATCTCTTTTGCATGGCCAACCACTAGCGGATCCGCATCGAGAGTGATCGGTGGCAGTTCAAAGTACTTTGTCGGTTTAACGAGTTTCATGGCATCCAATCAAGTGGGTTTCTTCAATACACGATACAGGTGTCGACGGGTCAATTTGAACTCCCGGCGCAACAGATCAAAGGCCTCTCCTGCATCAAATCGGCGGGCAATTTCACGGTCGCGGTGTGCCAATAATGCCATGCGGCAGACCGGGATGTAAACAGGGGTTCCGGCGTAACGCTTGACCAACTTTTCGGCCGCTTCTGGCCCCACCGTTTCAACCAGGATCTCCCACATCCGCGAAGTGCCATTTACCACCTCTGGAATCTTCAGATCGTCGCCGCCAAACATCTTGACCAGGTCGATGGTTGCGTCCAGGCCCATGACCTCAATCAGCTCTTTTGCGCTGGCCGGAAGCGCGTCGACTTCTTCCACGTCGCGCAGCGGAATCGTCGTGTCAAAAAGGGAGTACTGCTCGCGTGGCGGCATGACTTGGCGGCGGACGCTCATCGCGTTGCTGCTCCCTGTTTGTTCTGCTGATATGTGAGCGCTGCGCTGATCTTTTGGAGCTGCTCGCAGGTTGCCCATTCGTAAAACTGCAGGCCAAACATCTGGCTTGCAATTCCATCCGCATAGGTGTCGGGAAGCCTATCCAAACTGATGAGCTGAGCGCGGATTTTGCGCACGAGTTTGATCTTCTCAGGCGCTGGTGTAGGCCTAGACGGGCGCTTGGTCTTGTCACTTGCAACAGGCTTGAAACCGCATGCCTTGAGGTGATCCAAAACCCGCTGGCGGCCAGCATGGTCCAGTTCACTGGAGCTGGTGACACGGCCTTGTGTCCAAAGCATGGCCCGGTAGTCGGCATCAGTGAGGCCGAGCTGCTTCTTAGCGACGTGGATCTTTGCCAGGTCACTGTTGCGGTGATCGCGGGCAAGTTTGCTCATGGTCCAACTTCCATAGAGACTACAGGATGCACACTACCGAGGACCCACAGGTGAACACTGTGCCCGGCATTTAGAGCCGCAAGTTCATCAGCATCAGGCTTCCAGAACGAGACCATTGCGGGGGTTCCGTTTTCATCAGTGACCGTGACTGGCAGTGCGCCACAAGGAAGGTCTTTTTGGTCCCATCCTGCTGGTGCTCCGAGAACCTTGTTATTGCTAGGGTGTTGGATAAAACGCATGGCTACACCAATGATGTGAATAGTCCCAACTGCGGTTGGGTGTTGATGTGTGCCAGGTTGTGGTCTGGGCAGTAGTGGCGGTTCTTACCGACTTCGTGCGCATGGGTGGCGCAGAGGTGGCGGTCACAGGTCTTGCCATCTCCCACGTCCCAGTCGCACTGGAACGCGCTTATGCCACCGCAAACGCTCCACTCAGCGGCCTGACTGTGGAAGCCGACGAGCTCCAGGCATGGGTGTGGAAGGTTCCGGCCACGCATGTGGACCGTCATGCCGTTAAAACGATAGAACGGCATCATGCAGCTCCCTGGGAGTCGCGCTGGAGCAGCGTCAGCAATCGCCGATAGCTGTTCGGTGGTGTTCCCACTGGTTGACCCTGCTCAATGGCCCTGGCACATGCTTCCAGATAAGCTGGGTCGCGCATCAGGTCGCGGACACTGCTGCTGGCGCGGTAGCGGGCATTGATAGTGCGCTGGAGCTGCAGCGGCACTCCACGCCAATGGTCAATGCACATGAAGCGGCCAGTGCCAACAACTACGGTGCAACCGATGGCATCACAGGTTCGACGACTCATGATTGCTCCAGCAGAAGTGGTCCCTTTGGACGCCGCGACGTGCTGACGGTCATTGGCATCACAATCTGGTCAGCCCTCACAGACGTGAAGTTCACTTCTGGAACTTCGCCAGGAATATATTTGCTGCGCGACGACGATGCATAGTCCGTCTTAACCAGCAAGCTCTCCTGCAGCAACGCTACCAGCTTCATTCCCTTATCTGCAGGCATGAGCAGCTCGCAGTGGAAGCCTATGTTGACGACGCACATGGGAACGTTTTTCATGGTGCGGCTCATGCAGTACCTCCGAACATGTCTTTGGTTTCTGGACAGCGATAGGGAATGGGCTGACCAGGCTCTACATACTCGGTGCAACGCGGTTGACCATCTGATCCGTAGACCCACTCGGGTGCGCCACCATCAGCCATAGAGCGAGCAATGATTGGGCAGATTTCACGATCGTCACACTCTTCAACAGGTTCACCTTCCCGCATTGCTCTATCGCGAGCGCAGTGTGAGCACCAGGCATCGATGAACGCCATACCCTCGGTTCCGTTACTTGGCCGGTACTGCTGGCCAGCAACCTCGATGTAATGAAAGGCGCGGACGGGAGAGAAGACTTTGATTGCGCTCATACGAGACCGCCAATCTCGGTTCCTAGCGCATCATGGGTTATCTGTGTTGCGTTCACGACCAGATCAATATGCCTATGCTGTCCCGTCGCCTCCTTGCATTTTTCGATGGCTGCGGAGACAGCTTGATGCACCACTGCCCACTGTACCGATCCGACCTGCTCCTGAAGTTCCGTTTCAGAACCCGTGGTGTCGGATGGCACGGGTGCGCTAGCTGGGTCTACTGGCATTTCCCCGGAAGCGCGGAGGCTGTCATACAGAGCGAGAACTGCAACCAGGCCTTGAAGATAATCATCTGGCCACGGTGCACCGTACACCATGCAGGTCAGATCGTGGCACTCCTGTATGCCGTAGGGTGTCAGCGCCTGTGGAGCAGCGAGTGCAGCTTTCAGCTCCCCATACAGTTGACCAGCGGCTACGCCACCGCCAATCAAGTAGTCCGAGGTTCTTTGCAACAGCTCTCGGCTCACGTTTGCCGTATCAGTCATTTCGCATTCCCCGTAAATACCGGACGGCCTACACAGAACGCCCTAGGGGGCGTGTGTGGCTTTCCATTGGATAGGCTCGGCAGTTGGAACGCGTCGGTAGCGCCAGGGCGAACGGGCGAACGGGCGTCATCACTGGAGGAACATAGTTCTTGGTATTGGTGCTCATGGATGAGAACCTCCCTCAAACCGCGCAATCTCAATCGGTCGAATATCCGCATCTTTTCCGATGCAAACTCCGGTCTCGTCGCGTTTGATGGCTTCATACCAGTTGGCTAGGGCTGCAGCACTGCTGATGGTGTGATGCAAGGCCTTATGCTTATCGCCTGTAATGCAAGCACGCAGGCACTTTCCAGCAAGGTAGCCAACCAACCAAAACCAGTTTTCGGCACTCTTGCCGCGATCGTGCGCGTCGCCCCAACGAATACGCTGGTGGGCGGCTTCTGCCTGGACAGTCGATAGGAATTCAGCGGTCTGCGGATTATTGATGAGTGCGTCAAGGCGATCACGCTCTTCCGCCTTGCGTTCAAGTCGGTCATATTCCATTTGGGTGATCTGAATCATGCGATCTCCCTAGTGGATGGTGGTGAATTCAGACCAGAGCTGTTGAACACTGGCAACCCAGAATTGCTGTGTTCCAGGATCAAGTTGCCCCCACGGCAACGCGTGCGCAGCCAGGCCCTCATCGTCCAGGTCCTGTGCCTTTTTGCAGTACGCCTCATAGGCGCTCTGAGCCAGTGCTTCAAAGGATTTCACGACTTCACTCCTTTGAAGCGCTGCACCTTGTCCAGCGGGTAGTTGACTGGCCTCACAGCCCCATCGGTTTTCGATTGGTAAAGCGGATGAACGCCGGGCGTGAGGGATCCGTGGTCTGTGACATGCCCGCCAACCCAGGCCCAAGCCTGTGCGTCGCTATCGATGACTTTCCCACTCTTGTCGAGCGTCCATTTAAGGAAGTCCTGCCCCTGGTCCTCGAAGGTGATAACCAAATGGCCAGCCTCTTTGATGAGACGATTCAAGCGCGATCGCGCAGCCGCCAAGACAGACTTTTGGACGTGCTCGGCATACAGCACGCACCAAAGCTGCTCAATATCGAAGGTGCGCAATTTCGTCAGACGCTCACCAGCGCTGACGCATGATGCAAACAGCTCATGGGCCTTCATAGCGCCGCCACGTCGAGGCTGATGGGCAAGTACTCGCCCGTGGCATCGTTGCGTTCATAGAAGCGCACGTAGGGCTTGGTACTGGTAACCCGCATGCTATCGCTGATCGCCTGCATGGCGCGCTGCCAGGCTTCATCCTTGATGTCATGGCGGCGCAGGCCCAACACGCGACCCGTGCTGATCTTGCCCTCGCGGTCAACCTGGAAGGCATCGTTTACCAGTACCTTGATGTTGACGTTGCTACCCTTGCTCCAGCCTTGGATGCATTCGTCAATCAGCGCCTTGGCGGCCTGCAGGCGCTCATCAAAGGCGATGCTCTCCTGCATGTGGCGGATGATCTTGAAGCGGCCATCAAAGCTGTGCAACGTGACGTTGCCTTTCTTGCCGCCGCTCTTCACATCGTACGCAGCCAGGCTGCGCTCCACAAAGTCATTCACTGCATGCATTGCGCTAGCCTTGAAGCCAAACAGCGCGGCGCTAACCTTCTTGGCTTCTTCGCAGATGTCTGTCACAACCTGGTTGCGATCCTTGTCGATCGCCTTGATCTTGGAGGTTGGCACCAGGGAGCCGTTGGCATCTTCCCAGTAGCCGGGGGGTAGGTCTCGTTTCATATGAATCTCCTTTGAAGGGGGTTAAAAGTGGTTTAGGTAGGCAGGTGCAGTTGCCCGCGCAGATCGGGCAGGCTGATTTGTTTCATGCGGCTGATCTGCGTCAGGCTGGTCATTGCGCGCTCGTACAGGAACTCGCATGTGTCGTTGAGCTCTTCCGGGCTGGCTGCCATGTAGTAGCCATTTGCCGGGTGGGCACAAATGTGGTTGCCTTCCATGCGCAGTTCGGCAACGATCTGGCGCACCTTGCGCTCCATCGGCTCGTTGACAACCTGCTGACCGGTAATGCGCGAAACAATGTCGCGGACGTGGATGCCCGTTTCTTTTCCGATGTGGTGAGACAGCTCGGTAAGCACCTGGGCAGCAGTGATTTGCATCATGGAAGGCTCCGTTCAGTGGATAGGGGTATTGGCAGGAATTTCTGCGGCCTTGGCTGCGAGCAGCATGGCTACATGGAGCGCTTGGTTTGCGCTTGCCTGCTGGCAGCACGGGTGTGCCATCGCAACAGCGCAATACGCGCTCATCAGGGCATTCAGGGCAAGTTCGTGATTGCCAGAAGCCGTAGCAAACTCACCGACCTGGGTGGTCAATGCCAGCAATTGCTCAATGGTGATGCGGGGATTGCTCATGCGCGCTCCACATCTTCTTTGGAGACATAGAGTGCGGCAGCAATGCCCGCTTTAGTCAGGGCGTACTCTGGAGACTCTGCTGAGGGTGCAACCAGACCTTCGGCCTGCATTTGATTGAGCTTCTTGCGCACATACATGCGCGCTGTGCCAATGCAACTGGCAAGCTGTTTTGGTGTTGCTGTGCCTATCCTCATCAGAAAATACAAGATGGACGGTTTTAAATAGCCTTGGCAGGTCATTTGAAGACTCCAGGAAGGTAGATGAGGTAGCCTGCAGAGAAGCCTGTGACCATCGACACGCAAGCAAGTGCGAGCACGGCAGCTGATACCACCAGCACGACTTTGGCGCGGCGACTCATACGCGACAGCAGTAGGTATTTGCGGGTGCGCCTAAATGGGCCTTCAATCGTTCCCGGCGCAAAGGTCTTCCAGTCGCATCCATTGCAGGCAGGGTTCTTACCCTGGCAGACGCCAAGTTCGTAACAAGAGCGCTGGCTCATGACTTTGCCCCCCTTGCACCGGTGAAGTCCATCCAGTCGCGCCATGCGTCAAACACAGCAATGCGACGCGAGACGTTGTAGAAGTTCTGCAGGCGGCGTGCCCTGCGTTTAATCCAAGCCAGCTTGCTCATGACTGGTCTCCTTTATTAGCTTGGTTATGGGGGCAGGTCTTGCATGCGCGATATAGCTGCACACGCAGTGGGTTGGCGGTGTGAAAGGGCTTCTTGCGTTCGTCCTGGCACATGCGTGAGGTGATCTCACCCAGGATCGGGCAGGCGACTGTCTGATTGAGCAGCTCCCCACGGATCCGCTCAGCCAGGGCGTCCACGTTGCCGATGTAACGGCCTTTGAGCGCGTTCGATATAGTTCCTTCGCTAACGCCTATACGGCGGGCGATATCGGCCTGGGTGGAATGCTGTTTCAGCTCAATGAGGGCATTGAGCGCATCGTCTGGAAGTGACTTGGCAACGGGCGTTTTATTGGAGGCCATCGCACACCTCCTGTTCTGATTGCTGCCAGGTGAACGCGCCAGTGTTGCGATCAAAGACGCACTTGCGGCGTGTAATGGCAGGCGCGTGATGACCGGTATCCCGAACCATTCGATAGCGCGCAGGGATGCCAGGTTTGGCAGCACGTACCGTCTTGAAATACCCGGCGCGTGCCAGCAGTACAACGTAGCTCTTGGCAGTCTGCGCAGAGACCTGCAAAACATCGCCCAGGCTGGCAGCGCGCTGAATGTCCCTGTAGTCAAACTCTTTGATAGCCTTCATGGCGCGCCACATAGCCAGCGTGACGACACCCTGGGTGACCTTGCCGCCTTCCTTGTTTATGCGAGGTGCCTCAATGCTGTCTTTGACCAGTTCGAAATGCACTTCGTCAAATCGCACGCGGGCGTCATGGCCCTGCTTGTTGAGCTGCTTAAGGTATCCCGATCGGCATAGCACCAGCAGGTAATCCTGAATGGTCTCCAGGTTCAGGTGTGGGCTTCCAACGCCCTCCTGCAGCTGCTGGCAGGTGACCTTGCGCGCCTTGCGAATGAAGGCCCACATGCGGTCGCGGGGCGTGAGCATGCCAGTCACCTCCAGGTGAATGGGTTTTCTTGCCATTACAGACCTGCCCTTCCAGGAGCGCGGCCTGTGTACAGATCCACGTCGCAATTGGCCGGGGCTTCCTTGACACCCTTGCGATCGCACCAGCGTTTGATGTTCTCCAGGTTGACCACCACGCGTCGGGTAATCCCGTTGGTCTCGGCCAGGACGCGCTTCTTGAGATCCGCTGATACCTGAATATCACCGGCATATTGCTTTGCGAGCAGGTCAAAATCTCCGCTGCTGCAGACTGCGGCGGGCTGCCAGGTCAACACACGGTTGTCGAACCGCTCATGGCGCTTGAGCTTTGCAGGAAGATGCTCTTCGCCGATCAACAGGATCGCGGCACCGCTGGCATCATGTATGTCGCGGATCAGCTCCAGGGTGCGGCTCTCCACGATGTAGTCCACCTCATCCACGATGAGCGGGCGGTTAGTGATGGACAGCACCTCTACGATCGCGTCCACGATCAAGGGAATATTGCCCTTGGCGGTGATACCAATGGATTTGCAGATCTGCTCTGCAAAGCTTTTCTTGGTCTCAAAGCTGCGGCAGCTGACATAGATTCCATTGAACCCGGCAGGGTGGCTGGCGTACGAAGCACCAAAGCTCTTACCAAGTCCGGAGCGGCCATAGAAGGCACCGATACCAGGCAGGCCAGCAGCGCGTCCTGTGAGCTGCTCCATCAGCGTGTGTACCAGGCCAATGTTGCTGGTGGGGGCAATAACGCCACCCCCGCTTGCGGTTGCCATTTTCTTTGTCATATACTCAAATCCTCTTTTTCGTTTACCTAAACACCGCCCAGCCCGCCTCCTACAGCAGCTGGGCGTTCCTTTTTGGTCAGCCGGTCAACACCTGGTCAGCCGACAGACCAAAAACATCGAAGTAGCGCTTCATAGAGGCCCACTCGGACCCTTGCGCGTACCCCTCAAACCAATTGCCGTCATCAGCACCCAAGGCCTCGCTGCGCTGCACACGCTCCTGCAACTTGAGCCAGCGCGCATAGCGCATCTGCGGTGTTTCAGCGATGGGGCGGACCTGCGCGGGTTCAGCGAGGCGCGCAACTAATGCGGCTTGCGCTGCGTCCACCTGGGCCTGGTCAATGACCGGTGCAGCTGCGGCATCAATGGACGCAATGGACAGGCTGGTGTGCTCTACGGGAGCAACTGAGGCCGCGCTCTGGATTAGCACCACGTTGGGAGCTGCTGCAACCGCCTCTTCAGTGCGTATGCGATTGATGCTAGCCACCGCAGCGCGGGTATCGAAGCTCTTCTTGGCATCGCGCAGTTCCCGCTTTTGCTCCCGAACCACCATCGCTTGGTGCGATCGACGTGCTGCGGCGACCTCTGCGCTGTTGATGCCCAGGCGCTGGTAGTCAAGGGCCTCGCAGACAAACTGGCCGTCCATGTCGAACACCCAGCAGCGGCCCAGGTTGGAATCGTCCACCTTGACCTGCACCTGTGTGCCCTCCATGCCGCCGAGGTGCGCATGGTTGTAGAAGCCGCCAGCGATCTTGATACCCTTCTTGCCGATGGTGCGCAGACCAGACCCGGCACTGGGCGCCAGCAATATGTCCAGGGCGCGCTCGCTGATGGTCTTGGCAGTAAAGCCCTTTGCCATCTGCAGCGGTGATTTACCGCCCAGGTAGTCACGCGGCTTGCTGTCCATGCGGGTGCAGAACGTGTTGAGCCCGCCCTGCACCTGTTCAGGTGACAGGCGCATATCGACCGTGAAAGTCTTGTCCTTCAGGATGCGCTCGGCAAAGCCCTTGCGCGATTCAATGCCCTTGCGATCGGCGACGCTGTGACCTATGAATCCGTCCAGCTGCTCAAATAGCTGATGCATCAGTGAGCCGATGGCGCGCTCAATGTGTGGCTTTTGGTGCGGGCTAAAGGGCGCGCAAAGAGGGTGGTCGATCGAAAGCCCGAGCAACGCGGTCTCCAGCACCTGGGCCACGTAGTCGGCTCCGTTGTCGGTCTTGATCGACTCGGGCACACCCCACAGTTGGATAGCCATACGGATCAAGCTCATGATGGCGTTGGCCCGGCTGGTGCGCGTGATGATGAACAAGCGACGGCGCGTGTACACATCGATGACGCCCACGATGTGATGGCGGCAGTTGTCGGCCAGCATGATGTCTCCCACCGTGCTGTCCATTTCCCACTTCTGATTGGGGCGGGTGATGCCTTCGCTGTAGCTGCCCGCTGCCGACATGTACTTGTTGCGCCAGCCGTCCGGGTTGATGGCCGCTTCAAAGAGCTGAGCGTTCTGCTGTTTCCAGTAGGCCAGTGCGCGACGGAATGACCATATGCTGGGCAGGTCTAAAGACTGGGTTTGAAGCGCCTCATACAGCGCTTGGGCAGAAAGATGTGGTTGCTGAATCAGCATTGCCAGCATGGCTGTTCCGACCTCACCTGTAAGTGCTGAATACTGCCCCTTACGTGCACGCTCTGGTGGAGTGATAGACGAAAGGCCACGCTCCTGCACACCAACATACCAGCGGCGCGTTGTGGTGAACGTCAACGTTGGGAATTGAAGTCGTAAGCCCGCGTCAACTTCCAGTTTGGACGCATTCCATTGGGCGCAGAAGGCATGAAGCGCTGGTGTGACCTGCCCGCCGAAGCCTTGCCAGAACCGCTGAAACACAATCAGCACGCGGGCGATGGCGTCTTGGCGGTCCTTGCGCCAGCCGGTAACCAAAGCGGCCTCCCGTGTGGAGTTGGCTCTGGATTGTGTGAGGGTGGCAATTGAGCCCTTGGGCGAAGCGTCGTCATTGGCTGCTGCAAACCTTGCAGCCCATTCCATGCGCGCAGCTGGAGGAAGGGACTCCACTGAATACTCAAGTCCACCACCACGGCCAGAACGTGGGCGAGTCGGTAAGCCAGCACGTTTGGCGGCTTCTTGTGCACGACGCTCACTCGAAGGAAAGCCTGGAAGACCAGCGAGCTGTTTTGCGGTGGCCCACGTCATGATGCGGCCCTCGCCAATGTCTCGCCACGCCGCCGTGCATGGGTCAACGCAAGGGACACGTTCCTGGCAGTTGGGTTGGAAGGCAGGCCCAGCATGCGGCGCGTATCAGCAACACGACCGGCAAACTTTGTGCTGTGGGGGGTCAGGGAGAGCAAGAGTGCCGAGTAGTCAAGCCCGAATCGGATGGAGAAAGCTCTCAACGATCCATGACGTTCACGAATGCGTTTCCTGGTCTGTTGCTCAGACAAGCCTGAAATGCCTTCGTTAAGCAAAACTAATTTTCCGGAACCGAGCAGCTTGAGATGGGGTTTCATGCGCCCCTCCGTTTCAATCCGACACGAACTACCGTTTCATAACGACCCGGCCAAAGCGAATGAACCGGCTTTTTGATCACGCTGGAGATTGCATCTGCTACACGTCGTGAAGTAATTCGGCCATGAATGACGTTACTTACCGTCATCCGAGACAGATGCAAATCATCGGCAATCGCTGCAGGCGTGGTGCCCTTCATGCGGATTTCAGCCTTTATTTGTTCTGGATGCATTTCGGTGTTAAATTTGTGGTTCAGAAAGAAACGTTTCAAGCTGAACCGTATTCTAGGTTCATTTTGAACCACCAGCAAGAGGGCTTATGAAAAAATTACTGACCGACGTACACGGAGTCGGGGAGGCACCCTCTGTAGATCAGGTGATAGAGCGCATAGCGTCGGCCTTGCATGCACGTGTGCCTGCCGACTGGATGAGGAAAATGGAGGTTCAACCTGAAACGGTTAGGACCTGGAGAAAGCGCGGGAAGATACCGAGCAGCCAGCTCATGAAAGTGAGTGAACTTTCTGGAAGACCCGTAGAGTGGTTCACCAGGTGGCGCTACCTAGATGAAGAGGAACCATCAAATTTTTTTCCCGGAAGAGAGAAACAAATAAGCCGAACGGAGGAAAAGCAGGAACAAGAACGGTCAACGGATCCATCCAGCGACTTTTTGTTTGTGCCGCAGCTCAACGTTCGAACTAGCGCAGGTGCTGGTCAAATGGTTGAAGAAGAAATTGAAATTGGTCGGTTTGCGTTCAGGCGTTCTTGGATTGAGAGAAAGGGGCTCATACCGGGAAAACTCAGAGTCATCTCAGCGCGTGGCCGATCAATGGAGCCAACCGTGCGGGATGGGGACATATTACTAGTGGACACATCGGAGCAGCTCAAGCTGTCAGAGGGCATGTACGTGATCGACTATGGGGGCGAGTCCCGATGTAAACGGTTGATGCCGTTGGTTGATGGTGGCCTGCGGATCTGTTCGGATAATCCAGAATGGCCTGCGGAAGAAGTAAAGCCAGGCGCGATTGATCAGGTCAGGCTAGTGGGGAAGATTATTTGGATTGGAGGTGAGCGATGAAAAAAGTTGCGTTAACACTCATAGCATTTTTATTGGCTGGCTCGGGCAACGCTCAGCCAAACTACAACGACACGGTGAACTGTAAATGGCGCGACGGCCGCGACATGAATGAGCGGGATTGCAACTTCTTTCGAAAGTTGAAAGCGGATGATGAGGCTGATGAGGCCGCACACCAAAAGAAGGTGCAGGAGCGTCTTAATGCTCAACGACAAGAACTGCTCGCGCAAGAGAGGGTTCGCGCCGATAGTTTGGCTGCAGAAAAACAAGCTAATGAGAATCGCAATGAACTTGATTTGCAAAAACAAAAAGTACTTGCAGAACAGGAGGCAAAAGAAGAGAAACTGCAGGAAGCTAAAGAGCGACGTGTAACTGCACAACTTAAAAAGCAATGCGGGGCCGACTTTCGTCGCCCGATGATCGGCCAGACTGTTACACGATTTCAGCTGTGTGTAGCGCAGGTAGATGAAATTGGACAGATCAATCGAACAGACGGTGTCGTAACTACTTATGAAGGATCAGGTTACATAATTCAAGCTATGAATGGCAGAGTCGTTGCATGGACACGCTAGATTCGACAATTCATGCCATCACCCGTAGCGGGTGACACGCGTCACACTGCGCGCCGCCCCCTATGCCCTGAAGAATTCAGGGCATGGACACCACCACAACCACCCCATCACAAGCGACCTCTCAAACACCTGCACGTCGTGCGGTGAATCTGGTCGTCATCCATTGTTCCGCCACACCCAGTGGTAGGCCGCTGCGCCAGGGAACGCCTGGTCAGCCTGGTTACCTCAATGCGCCGCAAATTATCGACCAGTGGCACGCTGCTCGCGGGTTCCATCGCAACCCTGAAGCTGTAAAGGCGCTGAGCAGCAATCTGCCGTCCATTGGTTACCACTATGTCATTGACTTGAATGGCGACGTGTGCACCGGTCGCGGCCTGGACGAAGTCGGTGCGCATGCACAGTACTTCAATGCCAATTCAGTGGGCATTTGCTTGGTCGGCGGTGCTGAGCGCGACGGACAGTACACCCTTGCGCAATGGGCTAGCCTTTCCAAGATCGTTGCGATGCTGCTGGCCGAGTACGGCATCCCACTGGCTGCGCCCAAACGCGTCTACGGTGGCCAGTACGCCGCAGGGTACACCGTGTATGGCGGCGTGTGTGGACATCGTGACCTCAGCCCGGACAAGTCCGGTGACGGAAAAATCGAACCATTCGAGTGGCTCAAAACCTGCCCCGGATTCAGCGTGGCCGACTGGACCAGCACCGCCATGACACCAGATCCCAAGAATGTTTTCAGGGGGGTCGTATGAACTGCAAGCCCTGGTACCGCAGCAAGACGCTGCTGTTCAACCTGGTCGTGCTGATGGCGGCTGCAGCTGAATCCCAGCTCAACGTGTTGAAGGACGTGCTGCCAGGTGGCCTGTACGCCTGGCTGGCATTTGTACTGCCGGTGGGCAATGCCGCCCTGCGATTTATCTCTTCCACGTCCATCACGGTCAACCCGTCAAAGGTGAGCCAATGAATCAGATCCTGGCAAAGGTCATTGCGGGCGCTGTGCTTCTGCTGGCGTTGGCAGCTGGCAGCTATTGGTGGGGCGACCACAACCGCAACAACGCCTGGTTGGCAAATCAGGCGAAGTCTGCATTGAAGGCTCAAGAGAAATTCGATGCTGAAGTCACACGCGGCAACGATGCCGTCGCTGCCCTTGAGCAAGACAGAGACGCACTGAAAACAAATTACTCCGACCTTGAAAGGAAATTCCATGATCCTCGCAACCGCGTGCCTCTTGTTGTTGGCAGCAGCAATGTGTGTCCTGGTGGTGACGCCGTCACGGTTGATGTGCAGGCCGTTGCTTCGCCAAGTACTCAAGCATCTGGCGATGGCGAAGCTGCGCGCACTGCCGATCCTGGCCCTGTGCTCACTTACCGCGCTATCTGGATGTGGAACTCAGCCCTCGCAGGTGCAGACGTCCCCTCCGGTACCTGCGGATCTGCTGATACCTCCACAGGCGCCTGTGCTGCTGCGTCCGGCCTCACCCTCCAAGACGCCTGGGACAACCACGACACCAACGCCCGAAGTTGTGCCGATGACCGACTCCGCTACCAACACCTGATTGATTTCCTGAAAGGTAAACCCCAATGAAAAGCCTCTTTAAACGTGTCTCCGCCATCGCCCTGCTGGCGCTGTCTGCCATCTGCATCGTTGCCCCTGCAGCGCATGCTGGCGCACTGAGTGACTACCTGGAGAACAAGCTCACGGATTTTGTTTTCCGGGGGCAGACCTACACGCCCCCGACAACCATCTATGTGGCGCTGTTCACAAGCGCCTGCAGCGACTCAGCGGCCGGAACCGAGGTGAGCGGCGGCAGCTATGCCCGCCCCGGCTTGGCCACCAGCCTGACCAACTGGGCCGGAACGCAGTCGGCAGGCAGCACTGCGGCCAGCTCCGGTACCGGTGGAACCACCAGTAACAACGTGGCGATCAACTTTGCAACGCCCAGTGCGGGCTGGGGCACCGTGACGTACATCGGTCTGATGGACGCAGTGACTTCCGGCAACTTGCTTGTGTGCACGGCGCTGACGGTGAGCAAGACCATCAACAGCGGGGACACGGTGAGCTTCCCGGCTGGATCGCTGACCAACCAGATCGACAACTGACATGCCCTATGTGTCAGCAGTCTATAGCGCAAACAGAGACCCCTTAAGCGCGCTTGGGCGGCTGGCTACACGCAATGCGGATTGGAACCACTGCGGGCTCATCGTAGGCAATGAAGTCTACGAAGCGCGCATCTGGTACGGCGTTCAACCCACGCCTTTCGAGGCCTGGAAAGAACGCTGCCCGCACCACACGGTGGTGCAGATCGAGTGCCCCTATCCAGAGCTGGCGTATGAATCAGCCAGGAAGAAGAAAGGCGCCGGGTACGACTATTGGGGGGCGCTAGGTGTTCCCTGGCGTGCCCATTGGCAGGATCCAGCGCGCTTTTGGTGTGCTGAGTTTCTGGAGGCATGTTTGTTGGCTGGCGGTTGCAATCGCTGGCGTGAAGACGTTTTCAGTATCAGTCCACAAGAGAGCTACGACCACAGATGACTTTGACAGAAAAGCAAGCCGCTGCCTTTGCTGCGCTCGGGCTGAATCGTGGCCTCACGCAGGAAGAGCTCAACCTGTTGGCGATCCGCAATGACCGCGATCTGGCCATCCGCCTGAATGCGAGTGTTCCAAGGACGCAAACCACGCTGGTGTGGTATTCCAATCTTCTGCCAATACTTGGGCATGCCGTGAGCAACGCGCTGCTGGACGCCATTGCTGCCGACGCCCAATTCAAATATGCCGTGAAGGCTGAGTCCATCGACCTGAACGATGCAGATCTGCAGGCCACGTTTGAGGCCTGGGCTGCGAATGGGGTGATCGCTGGCTTCGGGCTGGAACAGGTGAACGCGCTCAAAGCGTTGACCATTGGCCCACCAGTCATCACGCAAGACCTTGTGTCAACCATTCTGAACGAGGAAGAGCAATAGCATGACTGCACCCATCGTTCGCAATCAGATTGGCGCTGTTGCTTTCTCGGCATATGCCGCGATCACGTCTGGCTCTTACTCCACAGGCAATCGCATAACGGTTTCTGGGTTAGCCACGCCCAATTTGTTGCTGGCAGACTTTCGATTGACCGTGGTCACCTTTGGCGCCGCCCCCACCGCTGGAGCGGTGCAATTGATTGTGGTGCCACGCATTGCGGCGGGAGCCGCTGGACCGACACCGTCTGCCATGCTTCTTCCGAACTTGGTTTACAACTTTGGCCCTTCGATTGGTCCTACCAACACGGGTGCAACGTTTGACATGGCCGTTGAAAAGGTGCCATTGCCTGCTGATTCGGATGTCTACATCTTCAACAATGCAACCGGTCAGCAGATAAACAGCGGCGCAATACTGAGCTATTTGGCTTGGTCGCCCGGCGCTTGATAGGAGGCTGGTGTGGCCAACTTTCTTGACCTCAGTGATTACCTTTATCCCGATGCCGCTATGGGGCGGCAGCCGCAGGGACCTGTTGCCGTTGATGGCGAGATACCGATTACTCGAAAGGTGATTACGTGCGGCTTCGGTGACTCTCCGATGGATAGGGTCACAGGTCTGAACCCGACCAGCAATAGCCTCGTGCAGAAGTCTGTGTCAAAAGTCGGATCAGCACTCATTGGGACCAGTGTGACGGGCGGGGCGAATCGGAATATTTACCCTCTAAGGGAGTCACCTGCTAAGGGCCTGACTCTAGTTTTCTTTGGCACTTTGGGAACCACCACGGCCTTCAATAGCCAGTTGGGAATTTTCGACAATGGTCTTGGCGCAGGTAGTGGCTCCGGCATCGGTATCAAGACTACCTCCGGAGGTGCTCTCCGAGCTTTTGGTTATACCTCTGCTGGAACCAACGTCCAAGTAACCGGGGCCACGGCAGTATCCAACACACCCTACGCGTTGGTAGTCACTTGGGACGGGGCAACAATTGCCTTCTATGTGAATGGCGTGCTCGCTGGCTCTGCAGCGATGACTACGCTATATCTAACTGGCAATGAGGTTTTGAATGTTGGTGACTTTGCAGTTGCTGGCTTCATGGGTGCGATGGCTGGCTGGGCATACCTTGCCGCCGCTTTGAGTGCCCGTGAAGTGGCGGCAATTTCAACCAATCCATCGTTGCTCTACGGCGCAGCGTTGAATATTCCATTTGCTGGCAGCGCTGGCGGCAGTAGTGTCACCCTTGCTGCATCTGCCACAGCTCAGGATGCAGCGACCGCCTCACTGCTCAATGGTGTGAGCCTGGCCGGTTCTGCTTTGAGCGTTGACAGCGCGACAGCCGGCATGTTGCACACCGTACCCTTGGCCGCATCCGCATCCGCCCAGGCTTCAGGATTTGGGCAAATTGCCTTGACGATCAGCTTCAGCGCGTCAGCAGTTGCAGTTGCCACGGGGACGGCAGCAATGGCTTTGTCGAAGAGCCTGGCTGCTGCAGCTCAGTCATCTGACGCGGCAACGGCAAGCCTTAGCACCGGTGCTGGTGGATCCAATGTGAGCCTCGGCGCCAATGCCACATCCTCAGATACTGCCAGTGCCACACTGGCCCTGGCCGTGAACCTGTCCGCCGCCGCGATCGCGCAGGCTGTTGCAACTGCGGGCCTGGGGGGATCTGCCGCTTTGACGGCTGCTGCGATCGCCAATGCGCAGGCTTCTTCCGCCCTGGCTGTTGGTAAACCACTCAGCGCCGCTGCTCAGGCCCAAGCCAGTGCCGGCACAACCCTTTGGCTGCAGGTTGCTCTGAGCGCCACAGCGTTGGAGCAAGCAGCTGCAGGCGGATCAATCAAGCTGGTTGTGAATCTGAATGCCGCTGCACTTTCCAGCGGATCTGCCACGGCTGCGCTTTCAGGCCCCGTACAGCTATCTGCAGATGGTGAGTCGGTTGCCACAGCTGCCGCCACCCTGACCGTTCAGCCTTTGATGAATGTGCTCAAGCATTCACGCAGTGCTGCAGATGTTCGCCGCAACTGGTCTGCGCCAGACACCCGCAGGAACTGGACCGCTGAGGATCGCCGCCGCAACTTCACAGCCGCTGATATGGAGATCCTGTGAAACCCACCCTATTGGACGCCGTTGACGTTACCGAGCAGATCGTGCTGCGGTTTCCCTATGCCAAAGAAATAGAGGTGGGGGAAACGATTCTGAGCGTGCAACTGACCGTCAAGGTCAATACCGGCACTGATGCTTCGCCCGCGCTCTCTTTTGTGGGCACGCCGCAGATCATCAACCTCACATACGAGGTGCTGCAGTCCTTTGCTGGGCGCCTGGCACCCGTTGTCTATCAGTTCAAGTGCGTGGCCACGCTCTCAAGCGGCAGGAAGCTCACGCGCATTTCAATTTTGCCGGTACAGAATTTTTAACAGGGAGTGGTTTGTGACTATTGAATTGAATATCTTCAACCTGGCCGCGTTGGCCTCCGCCTTTATTGCCGCGCTCTGGGTGCTGGTCAAAGTGATCGTGGTGCAGCAAGAAAAGGCTATTGAAACCCGTTTCAAAGCCCTTGCAGACAGCCTCAGCAGCGTCAATGGCTCCATTGCCCGTGAGCAGGAGACAACGCAGCGCCTGGAGCGCGAGCTGCTGCAGTTCAAGGCAGAGCTACCACGCGACTATGTACGCCGCGAGGACTTCATCCGAGCAATCGGAACCATTGAAACCAAGATCGACAACATGGCACTGCGCGTGGAGCGTGCGTTTGTTGTCGGTCGCAGCGCGGAGTAACCATGAGCATCAACCCTATCCAAATTGCACAGGTCCGTCGCGGCGCCATGCGCTGGCATCTACTTGCCACCGTCAATCTGTCACGCCCCCAAGGGATGTACACCAGCAGCCTGCTGCCCATCATCCAGTCGGTGTATCCAGACTCCACTGAGCTGGAGATTCGCCGCGAGCTCGACTACCTGCAAGAGCGCGATCTGGTGAAGATCGCCAAGGATCCGATCGACCGCTGGATGGTGGAACTGACCCGCTACGGCATCGACGTGGTGGAGTACACGCTCCCATGTGAGCCTGGCATCTCCCGCCCCATCATTACGCAAGGGTAAGGACATGCCAAAGCGCAGTAAGGTGGAGACGCTGCCACCCGAGCTCAAAGCCTGGCTGGATGGCGAGCTGCTCAAGCGCGGCTTTGCAGACTACGTGCAGCTTGCCGCAGATCTGCAGAAGAAGGGGGCTGACCTGTCTAAGAGCAGCTTGCACAGGTACGGCTCCAAATTTGAAGAGCGCATGGCCCAGCTCAAGGCCAGTACGGAACAGGCCAAGGCCGTGGTGGCTGCCAGCCCGGATGATGAAGGTGCGATGAATGAGGCGCTGATCCGGCTGACCCAGGACAAACTCTTTGGGATTCTGGTGGAGCTGGACGTGGATCCGGCATCGGTCAGCCTGCCCAAGTTGACCAAGAGCATTGCCGATCTGGCACGCAGCAGCATCGGGCAAAAGCGCTGGTCATTGGAAGCCAGAGCAGCTGCTCGCGAAGAGCTGCTCAGGGAACAGCGTGAGAAGCTGGACGCGCTTCCCAACAAGGGTGGTGTTACCGCCGAGACCAAGGCCGCGATCCGTGAGGCACTGGGTATCGTCTGATGGTTACCAACAAGATCAAGGGTCGCGCCAAATGCATCCCGAAGGATCGGGACGCGATCTTCCTGCCCTACCAGAATGCGTGGATCAAGGATGAGTCGCGCCTGAAGGCAATGGAGAAAGCGCGCCAGATTGGTCTGAGCTGGTCGACGGCATTTGCATCTGATGAGCGTGCTGCAGCCCAGGGCGCACGATACGATGAGTGGGTCAGCAGCCGAGACGATATCCAGGCACGCCTGTTTATTGAAGATTGCAAGCTGTGGGCCCAGGTCATGAACAGGGCTGCAAAGGATTTGGGCGAAGTCGTGCTAGATGCTGAAAAGCGCATCAGCGCCTACGTGCTGCAGTTCGCAAGCGGCCGTCGTATCCATAGCATGTCCAGCAACCCGGATGCCCAGGCCGGTAAACGTGGCAGCCGTATCCTGGACGAATTCGCACTACATGCTGACCAGCGCAAGCTGTGGGCCATCGCCTATCCAGGTATCACCTGGGGTGGCTGCATGGAGGTGATCAGCACGCACCGTGGCTCCTACAGTTTCTTCAACCAGTTGATCCGCGAAGCGCGTCACGGCGGCAACCCCAAGAAGATCAGCCTGCACCGTGTCACCCTGCAGGACGCTCTGGACCAGGGATTCTTGTTCAAGCTGCAGCAGGCCCTGCCGGCCGACGCTGAGCAGCAGGATATGGATGAAGCCGAGTACTTCGACTTCATCAAGCGCGGCGCGGCCGATGAAGAGTCGTTTGACCAGGAATACATGTGCATTCCGGCTGACGACGATGCCAAGTTCCTGGAGTACGGCCTGATCACCGCCTGTGAATATTCAGGTGGAACCAACTGGCAGCGCGGCCTGGAAGGCCCTTTCCAGGGTCGCCTGTATGCCGGCGTCGATATCGGTCGCAAGAAGGATCTGACCGTGCTATGGGTGGTGGAGGTGCTTGGCGATGTGGCCTACACCAGGCATGTCGAGGTGATGGAGCGCATGCGAAAGAGCGAGCAGGAAAAGATCCTGTATCCCTGGTTCGAGTTGTGTGACCGTGTTTGCATTGACGCGACTGGTTTGGGTATTGGCTGGGCCGACGA